CCATTATTTATTTTCCTCTCCATTTCTATTGGGTCAGCTAGTATTTTAGATGCCAGTTCATAGTTTTGTATAAATTGTGTGTATCTTTTCATCTCTCGTTGTGCTGCTTGTGATTTGAGAGTTAGTTCATTCATCTGTTGTGTTTGCAATTTAAAATCAGCTTGTATAGATTCAATAGCTTCTTCTTGTGATGCAATAGCAACTTCTAAGGCAAGATTATTAGACTTTAGAGTAGTGTTTTCATTATATAAAAAGTAAGTCGTAAAGCCTAAGAACAATATAATGCCAATGAATACTTGTTGCATTAAATATCCTCTATTATGTAATTAAGTCCTGCTGCGCTTCTATACTCAACAAGTTTATTATTTATATCTCTAAATTTTAGATGGTTGTCTTTTTGTGTAATTATTTTTTTTGATATATAACTTTTATCATCAGCATCACCATATTCTTTATTAAAAGAAACAGTAATTTTATATCTTGTTTTAAATAGCTNTAGAAACCATTTAAGAATTAATTTAAATTCCATGTGTACACCTGTAGCTTTTCACTTTTACCTTTTGCTTCTATTGGTTCTAAAGGTATTAATTTAAATTCTACTGCATTTTGTGTTTTCTGACCAATCAATAAATCTACTCCTGCTAATTTTGTTCCTGATTCTAGCCTTGCAGCAATATTTACTGCATCGCCTATTGCAGTGTAATCAAACCTAGTATTAGAACCCATGTTACCAATTACAGCATATCCAGTATTTATTCCTATTCCTATTTGCACTGGTGGAATGTTTTCTTGCTCTAGTTGTTTGTTAAGAGCTTCCATATTTTTTTGTATATCTATTGCACAATTAATAGCATGTGTTTCATGATCTTTTAAATCTAAAGGAGCATTGAATATTGCCATCATTGCATCTCCAATATATTTATCTACCATGCCGCCATTCTTTTGAACTGCTTCTTGTTGTGCTGTAAGAGCTTTATTCATTATGTAGGTAACTTGTTCAGGTTCTAATGTTTCTGATAGTGCAGTAAACCCACGAACATCTGTAAATAAAAAGGAAGCATATTTTTTTTCTCCACCTAATTTTAGTAAATCAGGATTTTTTTGAAGTTGTTTTACTTGTCTTGGGTCTAAGTAATGTTCAAACTGTTTTTTAATTTGTAATCTAAGTTTAAATTGTTCTCTAAATCTTAAATAAAATGCAATTGCTGATGTTATGAACATAGATATTAATGTCCATGAAACATCTATAAGCAAACCTTTCTGTATTAATGTGTATCCGAGAAACGCTGCGCCTGACATTAATAATATGCCTATACTTACACCATAGGTTATGCCAAAGAAATGCAACACAAGCCACGACAGGCTTACAAAAAAGCAAAAAATTACTAATTCTGCCGCTAAACTCCAGTCTGGAATGCTTGGGGAGTTTTGTATTAATAAAGATTCTGCAAGCGCTGCTTGTATTTTATGTGGCTCCATTAATCCATTTGGTGTGGCAAGAGTTGGCATTACTCCATTTGCAGTTACTCCTATAAAAACAAACTTTCCTGCAACTTCCATATCTTTTAAATTTGTTTGCGGTGTATCTACCCAACTAATCCATTTGCGACCAAGGCTATCAGTTTTTACAGGTGGTATTCCTCTGATTGATATTTCCTCTATACCATTATCATTAGTTTTGATAATGTATGTTTTAACATCAAAGAGAGCTTTGTAAATTTGTGTTCCGAAACTAGGTATCCAATTACCATCAGGAGTGCTTACAAGCAAAGGTATTCTGCGAACAAGGTAGTCAACTTCAGTGGGAGCAATGGCTAGACCCTGTAATGTGTTATTTGCTAGAGTGTTCAGGTTTTCCTTAACTCCCATAGATACTATACCATCAACATGATTACCTTTGACAACTGTACCGCTAGGTTTCGGATAATTACCGCTTCCATTTTCAAACATAGCTATCACTGATGGCGCGTAACCTAATGTTGTAGCAAAGACTTTATCTCCGCCCATNCGATCAGGTTGTGGAAATGATATGACCCATCCGACACCAATAGCACCTTCATTAATAAGTTNAACCTGTATTTCAGCTAATCTTCTTCTTGGAAATGGATAACCACCTTCATCTTCTACATCCTGTTCAGTAATATTTAAGATAACAAAATTACCTGATGGATTTTGTTTTGATATAAGCGCATCAAAAACTTTTAGTTTTAATATTTCAGATGGCGTACTCTGGAACAGAATTGGTAGAAATAAAATTGGTAATATTAAGAATATAAATTTCTTCATAGAACTATCATATCAAATAAATGAAAAAAAGTACAAAAAGGGTTGTTTATTTTATAAATGTTTATTATAATAACTGTATGATAAACAATAACCTAGAAGGAAACAAAATGACAGAACTAAAACAAAGAATAGAAACAGTTAAAGCTCACTTGATGGTTGCAAGACTACACAACAATGCAGCAAGAATTAAGCAGTTTGAAGATGAGCTAGAATGTTTAACTAATACTACAATAATTACAGAACTTGATAACATTTGGAGTGCATAATATGAATATTTTTGGATACGAAAGAGACTTAGAAACCAAGATCAAGATGTGGAGCTATGATGAAGTTTTTAACTACGTAGAAGGCTTGTGGGAAATGTTTGCTGAACTAAGCGGCGAAGGAATCAGACCACAAGGTTTACAGGGACATAATTATCAAGTTGCTCAAAATGAATTAGTAGAGCGCGAATCAAATATGGGATGGGACTAATGAAAATATATATATGTGATGATGAGCTAAGTGAAATTACTTGGGTTATAAAATCCGCAGATGTAAAACACTTTCTCAAAGAAAAAGATTATTTAACTAAAAATGAATTATTGGTATTTCCTATTAATAATTTACATCAAATAGCTTGTGCAATGTCTAGCACTGGTGGAAGGCATAGTTCTAATATTTACCAAAAGGAGCAATACTAATGTTAAATGAAATGCGAATGAAGAATGTTTTTAAAATTGAGTTACGTTCCTCTGATAGATTATCTTATGAACAAATTACACAATATCTTAAAAGTGCAAATATGAACCTACGACCAGTTAGAGGTAAATTTGATACTCACTGGATTGCTGACAAAGTACAAATAGAAGTTGGAGTAGATTGTTTTTATATCGGCGCTAATGGTGACTTAAATGCTTACACTGCATCAGGATACATTTTTGATAAAATTATATGCAACAACTTTCCTTTTTCTAATCTGCGACAAATTAAAACTGACATCAATAATGAATATAACGAAGATGGTGTTCGTGGAACTATAACTTACTACGCAAGAGATAGACGTAAAGGTCAATCAAAATATTCATCATGAACATATTTGCAGTAGAACAATGTCCTGAAAAAGCAGCTAGAGCATTACCTGATAAACTTATTGTAAAAATGCCATTAGAAACAGCGCAAATGTTATCTACTGCGCATAGATACTTAAGTCCTGTAGATTATTGTGAAGAAAAAGGTTTGTATCAGAAGGCATATTATAATCACCCTTGTAATGTATGGTTACGTGAATCACATGAAAACTATAGATGGCTTTTGTTGCACTTCATTACTTTATGTGAAGAATATAATTTACGTTATGGAAGAGATCATCTTAGTTGGGTCAAACTTTGGGATGGCTTAAAAATATTTCCAAAAGATATTACAGAAGGCGACTTAACACCATTTGCACAAGCAATGCCCATAGAATATAAAAATATTAATAATCATGTTGATGCATATCGTACTTATATGATTGCAGAAAAACATTATGCTAAATGGGAAAAAGGCACACCAAGACCTGCATGGTGGTCAAATTAATTACTCGCTTTGTGTAATTGTAATGACTGAATCACCACCACCATTTATTTTTACAACATTAGATACACCATCTTGTATGATAATAAGAGTATAGGCATCATTACCATTTAAATCTAACCTTACAGAATCATTTACATTTCTTCTAACGCTGATTACATCACCTGCAATAAGTGTAGTTATTTGAGTTTCAGGGTCTTGCCCAATTTTTGTTCCTGATAAACCTATTGAACCTGCATCAGCTAATGCATCTTCATCATCACCAATTGCTAACTGATCTAATATATTTAATAAGTCTTCAAGATAGTTTGTATCAAGATAGTTAATATCTAGCTCTGTAAATTCTAATTCATCTTCTGTTAAAAAATCATTATCTAAATAATCAATATCTAAATCATTAAAATCTAAAATATTTTCTTTTGCATTTTGTGAAACTTCTTCTGTAAGACTAATTTCTTTTTTTGGTGGAGTAACTATCAACATGTTATCTATAATGTCTAAAGTTAAATCTAGTATAACTGGATTGCTAGGTTTAGATTCAAATACACTTACTGTAGTGGCTTGGAATGGCTTATTTAGTAAAACACTACCCATTGCAGTAATAACTTCTATCTCGCCACTAGACAAGCCGAGAGCGTCAGGTAATAGTATTATCAAGCTACGACCTAGTTCATCTACTGTTGCTGTAAAATCAGTTCCACGAATAGCGATATTTGCAGTAGGTGTTTTTAACTTTATGTTTTGTTTATCTATTCTATTCAGATTGCCTGTAATAAATCTTGCAGTGCCTAATCCAAAGGTAAGAGCCATTTTAGATTTACTAGGGTCAGGGTCATAGATGTATTCATCTA